AATGTAAATGACATTAACAGCATTCGTAATCAGGGCATGGTTCCAAAGGGTTTCTTTGTCAACCGTCGCTTTACTGACACTAATGCTTGGTTCCTACGCACCGATTGTCCAAATGGCGCAAAGATGTTTGTCCGTGCACCACTACAGACAAAGATGGAACCTGACTTCGACACCGGCAACCTACGCTTTAAGGCACGTGAGCGTTATAGCTTTGGTTGGTCCGATTGGCGTGGTTTCTATGGTGCTTCTGGTTCTTCCTAATAACCAGTAAGTAAGGTTGGGTTGGAAGACGGTTTAAAGTAAAATTTATTCCGTCTTCCTTCCTTACCTTTTTTTTATTTTCAAAAATAGTGTTATAATACAAAAAGTATTAATACTCATTTATGAGAGGCTGATATGACAACAACTCTTCGTGAAGGATATGTTGTAGGTAGCGGTGTAGTTCTAGATGTTACATCAAGTGTAACAGTTTCCGATACACGCATTCGTTCTTTGTTTGCTACTGGTGTAGGTACTTTCCTTATTACTGGCACTTCAACAGATGCATATGGAAATATTAAGGGTAATAATATTAAATTTACTCTAACAACTGCAAATGATGCTTCAGAAATTTATTTTACTGATCTAGGAATGAATATGAACGGAATAGTAAAAGTTTCTGCACCTACATCTGCTGCTACGGTGGCTGTATTCTATGGCTAATTACACCTACCTTACCACTGAAATTATTAATGCCACTGAAAACGATGGTACGGAGTTTGTTAACTTTTTACCAAACATCGTTAATCGGGCAGAAGAAAGGTTGACTAAAGACCTTGACGACTATGGGCTAGTTACATATACGTCAGTTGCAGTTTCAAGTGGTAATAATAAAGTAACACTTCCAAGTGGTACACGTGTAATTAAAAACTTTAATTTTACAAGCAACAGCACAAAGATTAATATTCTTCTTCGTACTGACGAATTTATTAATGACTATTGGCCTGTTTCTGCTTCAACTTCAGAACCAAAATACTACGCACGTAGAAATAATACTACAGTTTTAGTTGCTCCTACACCTGCTTCAACTTATAACGGTGAATTTGTTTATGTGTCACGTCCAACGACACTTACTTCAGCAACACAAACTAACTACTTTACAGATTTTTGTTATGATCTTTTATTTACTGCCTGTATGATTGAAGCAATGATGTTTCAACGAGACTATCAGGCAGCACAAATGTACGAACAGCGTTATGCAGTTATTCTTGATCTACAGCGTAACCAAGCACGTAGAACACGTCGTGACGACATGCAAACACCAGCTTCACCTGCTGGAGCAGATAACACACTAATTCCAAATTCAAACTAAGGAGACACTAATGTACGGTAAAATGAAAAAGAAAAAAGAAGGTAATTCAATATCTAAAGGAATGATGGAAAATTATACCACTGTTCCAGTAGAAAGCGAAAAAAAGTTAATGAAAGGCGAAGAAGGGTTTATGAAAAAGTACATGGCTGGCGGTAAGGTTGGTCGTGGTTGTGGTGCTGCCATGCGTGGTGGTGGTGCAGTAATGAAGAAAAGGGTAAGTAAATGAAATCTACAGATTTTATGGGACTAATTCCAGCAGTAGCTGGCAGAGCAAAAGGAAAGAATAAAGGATTTGCTATTGGACTTCTTCCCGGTCTTTTATATCGTAATAAAAAAGAAAAAGAAGAAGCTTCTAATCAAGCTGCTGAACAAATGAAAACTTCAGATGTTGGAGTTGGTCGTGCTAGTTCTGCAGGTAAAATGATGCGTAAAGGCGGCAAAGTAAAATCTAAATCTTATAAGCATGGCGGTAAACTAGGTTGTGGTGCTGCTATCAAAGGTTATGGTAAAGGTCCATATAAAAAGAAGGGAATGTAATGCCTCTTAAAAAAGGCAAAAGCCAAAAGACTATTAGTAAAAATATTTCAATGCTTGTAAAGGAAGGTAAACCACAAAAGCAAGCGGTGGCAATTTCTTTAAGTAAAGCAGGAAAAGCTAAGGCTAACAGTACAAAAATGCCTAAGCGTAAAGGAGGTGGTCCAGTATCTAGCGTTAACGAAGCTGGTAACTATACTAAACCAACTCTTCGTAAACGTCTTTTTAATGAAATCAAGTCTGGTGGTAAAGGCGGTAAACCCGGCCAATGGTCAGCCAGAAAAGCACAAATGCTTGCTAAACGATATAAAGAATCTGGTGGAGGATATAAATAAAATGGCATGTGAATGTAAATATTGTCCAGTACACGTATGGATGCGTTTTATGAAAGCAGTTACTGCTCGTGTAAAGTCAGTTGCAAAGGCAATTGCAGGTAAGTAGTTATGGCACTTAAAAAGCCACAGCGTAGTCTTAAAGCATGGACAAAGCAAAAGTGGCGTACTAAATCAGGTAAGCCATCTACACAAGGTCCAAAGGCTACTGGTGAAAGATACTTACCAGAGAAAGCTATTAAAAGTCTTAGTGCTAAAGAATATGCTGCTACAACAAAAGCTAAACGTCAAGCAACTCAAAAAGGAAAACAAGTAGCTAAACAACCAAAGAAGATTGCTAAAAAAGTAAGACGTTATAGGAAGGTTACATAATGGCTGTACGTAAAAGCACAGGTAAAGGAATGAAAGGCATGAGCATCAAGAGTGGTGACAAACGTCCCACTAAAGCTGGTGCTGGAATGACTAAAAAGGGTGTAGCTAAATATCGTAGGCAAAATCCCGGTTCTAAACTTCAAACTGCTGTAACTGAAAAGAAACCTACAGGTAAAAGAGCAGCAAGGCGTAAGTCATATTGTGCACGATCAGCAGGACAAATGAAACAATTTCCTAAAGCAGCTAAAGACCCTAATAGCCGTTTACGTCAAGCACGTAAGAGATGGAGGTGCTAATGGCTATAGGTCGTTCTAATATTAAACAACAGATTACTAAAGCACCAGCTAAAAAGATAATGAAGAAAAAGAAAACAAAAAATAATAAACTATCAATGTTAAATCTTTCTACTGCTGCACAAAAAAGAAAAGCACGTCGTCCGTAAATAAGGGAATTTTAAATGGCAACTAGCGGTACATATAACTTCTCAATGGATATTGACGAAGTTATTCAAGAAGCAATGGAAATGATTGGTGGTGAACAAACACTAGGCCATGAACCTAAGTCTGCTCGCCGTTCAATTAACTTGCTTCTACAGGATTGGCAGAACCGTGGTATTCTTCTTTGGACTGCCAATACTACTGTTGTTTCAGTTTCTACTAGTGTAACTGCATATGCACTAACTTCCAGCACTATTGACGTTCTTGAAGTTGCAGTAAATCGTGATGATACTGACATTCAAATTGAACGTATTACAATGGAAGAATATCTAAAGATTCCACGCAAGGGTCAAACAGGTCGTCCAACACAGTACGCTATTAGGCGTGATCGTGACAATCCAATTCTTTATCTTTGGCCTGTACCTGAAAACACAACTGACCTTTTAAAAATTGAACAAGTAAGGTATACTCAAGATGTAAACAAGTCTGCAGTACAAACAGCAGATATTTCACGTAGGTTTCTTCCTTGCCTTGCTGCAGGACTTGCATATCAAATGTCAATGAAACGTCCCGGTGTAGATGGTGGACGTATTCAAATGTTAAAAATGGAATATGAAGAACGTCTTGCTCGTGCAATGGACGAAGACAGAGAAAGGTCAAATCTTAAAATTGTACCTCGATTGAGAATAGTTTAATGGCAAGTACAAAAAGGGCATTAGCACAATGTGATATTTGTGGGTTTGAATATCCTTATCGTAACATGAAGTTTAATAGTTACGGTATGCTTGTTTGCCCTACCGATTATGAAGGTGCCTATGATTTAAAGAACCATCCACAAAATCGTGTACCCAATGTACGTGATGACGAGTTTATTAAAAACCCACGTCCTCCTCTTTATGCTGAACGTAATAAAGACTGGGAAAATGCAAACACTAACTGGGAAGAAACAGAAAGTTACTGGAACACAATATAATGGCAACACTTACTGGTAAACAAATTTCAAATAGTTATAAGCAACTCCTACAGGTAGGAAGTAATAATAGTGGTCTTTCAGGAACTGTTCAAACAGTTCAGGACGGTAATGGAACTAACTCTGCTCTACAGCTTAGTAATTCAGCAGTAAATATTAACGGTAATTTTCAGCTTAATGGAG